GGACACAATAGAATTTTTACCAGAAATAAGAACAAGAGCAGTTAAAAGAATACAAGCTTTAGGGCTTGAAAAATGGGTACTTTGCCACTTAGGCGACGTTGCTAAATTTGACCCACCGGAAGGCTTAAAGTACAAACTTATTTTGCTTGATACAGAACCGCAAACACGCTTTGCCGAATTGGTAAAGTTTTATAAGAATTTAGACGAAGGCGGCTTTGTCTTTATTCACGACTTACACCCACACATGCACCAAATACCTAACGAAGAACACGGCTTTGCATGGCCTTTTGGTGAAATACCAAGCGAAATGCTTGAATTAGTAAGAACAGGCAAATTGCGACCTATGCACTTCCCTACACCAAGAGGCTTGACCGGATTTTATAAACCGGCAAGTGGCGACTATGATTGGAATACTAAGAAAAAATAAATGCCCACGGTGCGATAGCGCAGACATAAAAGAAGTCAAAGAAGGCTTTTTTAAATCTATTAGACGTATACCGCTATATTTCCTATTCTTTTTTACGGTCTTTTTTGTCAAGGGAAGCAAACCACTTATGGTTTGTCGTAGTTGCGGTTTTTCTTGGGAAAAGAGATAATTAGCTATGGCAATTTTTAATAGAAGCCGTGCGGCCATTCTACCGTATCCATGCGACCCCTTTTTACTCAATTATTGGCTTTCACTATTTCACAAATATTGGTACGACGAAATTGACAAACTTTATATATATGCCAATAGCCCCATACTAAAAGACCCAGAAATACGCAAATTTCTTGAAGAAATAACAGACGACCCAAAAATAATGCTTATTTGCCACGAAACGCAAATAGAACACGGCGACGTAATAAATAGGTCGCTTGACTTGGTGCAAGAAGAATTAGTAATGCTTGTTGAAGACGACGGCTTTATATTCAAAAAAGGCATGGTTGATTGGTGCTTTAGCATGATTGAACACCAAGGCTACGACATTGTAGGTAGTAAACGGGGTTCGTGCGGCATGGAAATATTAAAACGTGCTAAAGAGCTTTGGGACTTGGACTATGAAGGCGAGGGCGACCACGGTTGCAACTTTTGGCCTAACTTCTTCTTTACCAAGAAACAAATATTACTTGATACCGACCGCAACTTTGGCGCTAGAATGTGGAAAGCGGGCGAACGCGTTGAAGCGCTTAACTTTACAGTAGAAACAGACCAAGCGGGCGATACTTTTGTAAATACAAGCCTACAGCTTCGGGCAAAAGATTATCGCATATTTACGGTGCCACAATATCATGCACACCCACTAGACATTGAACATTACACAAATGGTAAATACTTGTTTGACGGTACCGCGCCTTGGACACATATTGGTAGTTTGTCTTCCGGTGTAGGCGGTGTACTTCGCGACGATTTTAATAGACCACTTACCAGAATGAAAGAAGACCCACCACAGGGCGAAACGATATTGCCTAAAGAATGGTGCAAAACGGATATGGAAAAAGGCGAATGGGAACGGCGCGTACAATGGTGGCTTACTTTTTATCAGAAACGCCCACAAGGTAAAATAGAAGACTTTGCGGCCGCTTATATAAATGCGGTTGACAGGATTATATTACAATTTGGCCTTAGACGAAAAAACATATACAAGAGGCAAAGAATTTTTGCTACACTTGGATTATGAAACGCGTAGGCGTTCGTCAAATAAGAACCGGTGGTAATACTTGCAAGCACCCGCCGGAAAAAGTAATAAAGTCAGTATTTAACGGTTACGTTTGTACTTTATGCAATTGCAAGGTTGAATATGATAAAACCAGATATAATAGTAAGTTGGCCTAATAATTGTGATTACCCCTTGTGGCGTCAGTTTATAAGAAAAAACCGTAGCCGCTTCAACTTAGTAATTATTGTTTTTACTGAAACAAACACAAGCCCCGATTATCGCGAATTTGTACGCAAGGCAATGCACGACGATTACGTTTTATTTATAGATAATCCACCAGTTGAAAGCGGCAAAGATTGGCGCGACGTCGCAGTTAAACAAGCGCTTATTCATTCTTTTAATTCCGAATGGGTTTGGTTTACAGAACAGGACTTTATAGTAAAGTCGGAACATTTTTGGCAGACGGTAGAAGACTATCAAAAGCAATATAAAGTATTTGGAACTATGGACAGGGCAAGACTTCACCCATGCAATTTATTTGTTAGACGCGACCTACTAAATTGGTTGAATAAAAACTTTGGCGCAAACCCACCATACTACGACCACTTCGGATATATACAACAACAGTTAGAAGCAAATAAAACGGATATTGGCGTAATGCCGGAAGAAGAATTTTTACACCTTAACGGACTTTCGCATAATTGGCGACTTATGGCAGAAGGCGGAAAGCCTAATTACCACCCCGAACAATTTAATTTATGGGTTGCCGATTGCTTAAATGTAGACGTACCATTAAACGATACTTGGATAAATACCGTGCGGGAATACTTAGCCCGTGAAAAGTCGTAATATTTCCGTGAAAAGTGTAAAAAAGGGCATTTTCGGTTTGAGGCTAGACCACTCCCCTACCCCACCGTTTTTGCAATTTTTGGAACTTTTTTGAGGCTAAAAAAATTTTCATGTAAAAAATGAGTAGAGTAGGGGATAGGTCAATAATATATAAAAAATGAATAGATTTTTTGAAATAATTTTTATCTTTTTTTGCAAAATAATTTGGCTTTTAAAAGACCGTTGTAGTAATTGCGGCGGCGAATTAGAAAGCCATATAAACGGTAAATACCATTGCAAAGAATGTGGCGTATCAAATTAGTATGAATAAGCCAAAAGTATTTACAGACTTTCACCATGCAAGCTTATTACAAAGCTTTATTCTTTTATTTGAAGACCGTTTGGGCGGCGCAGTCTACCGACCAATTGGTTTGGAATGGGCGCAAAAAGGATATTGGAAAGTATACGACCACCCCGCAACGCAACAACAGTATTTAACACTAGCACAGGGCTATAGGCCGAAAGATAATACGCAACCACTTAACAATATTGCCAAGGTTGAAGACGACATTTATTATTGCCAAGACATTGATAGCGGATACTTCAATAAAGCAATTACTTTAGAAAAGTTTTTAAAGACACCGATAGATATTATCATTGCTTCACTACCCCAGCATATTGACCCTTTTATAAAGCTTGCGACTATGCACCCAAATAACCCAAAGCTTATTTACCAGATTGGCAATAGTTGGAACGTTGACGGTACTATGCTTATTCCTAATGTTATGAGTTCGGCAATTGTTGATATACCAGAATGGATACATAGCATTACTTACCACCAAGAATTTAATACCGATATTTTCTTTTTCCATGAACCACAAAGAACAAAAAATATTTATAGTTTTGTAAATTGTTTTGATACTACCCCGCATTTTGCACCGGACTTGGCATTATTCTTATCGCTAGAAAAACGTGTAAGCAATTGGAACTTTAAAATATACGGCGGTCAATGCCGCGACGGTTCGGCGGACGGTTCACTAAACTTAGCGGCAAGAATGGCGGAAAGTCGTTTTATATGGCATACCAAATTTGGTGGCGACGGTTACGGTCATGTGCTTTTTAATAGTGCCGCTATTGGTAGACCTACCATAGTCAAAAAGGAATACTATAAAGGTAAGCTAGGCGAAAAGCTTTTAATAGACGGTGAAACCTGTATTGCTATAGACGGACTTAGCGAAGACGAAATATATAATAAGCTCACCTTTTATAATGAAGAAACAAATTACGCCAAGCTTTGCTATAGCGTTCGTGATAATTTCAAGAAGCACGTAAATTTTGACCGCGAGGCCGAAGCACTAAAGATTTTCATAGACGAATTACGCTAAATACCCATTGACAAAATTATTTTATAAAGTGGTATAATTAGTATATGGCAACGTTCACATGGACAGGACAAGGCACAGACGCCGCAGTAACTAACACAACCATAGGCGCAACCGATAAATTAGGCTTTTATGGCGCTTCATTCGGCGACGCAGTAGCCGTTTCTTCTTATCAGGATAGTACACACGTTGAAAATTCAGGCGGTACCCAGCAATGCACAACCCACATTAACAACAATAAGTATCTTACTTCGGGTACTATTTCAATTAACGGCGGCGGTTCAGAAACCCTAAACGGTACTAACCTTGCTACCACAGAATGTACGCTTAAAATTAACTTTTCTCATGGTTCGTCAGTTGTTACCAATACCGCTACATTTTGGGCTTATGACGGTTCAACAGATAGCGCAGTACCAACAAATATTACTTTCCAATGTGCAGAACAGGCAGACACAGCTTGGACAAACGCCGAGGGTTCAGGTGCGGCAATGTCATTAGACGACAATACGACAGCTACTAGCCATGACTTTTTCATTGCTTGTAGCGCTTCACCGGAAGCAGTCGGAAACTTGACAGCATTTGCATTAAAGATACAATTAACTTATCAATAAATATATGGCAAACAAAGTTATTTACGGAAAAGGTGAAAAATCAAAGTTTACAGCTTCTAGCTTTTTAGAAGCCGCAGGACTTGAAGAATACAAAAAGTTCATTGGAAATGGGCTTAATATTGGCGGTCTAAATATGGGAACCGACAAAGATTTTAGAATTGCCGAGGGGTCAGAAACACTTGACGTTATGGCACCAGAAACAGACATGGTAACAGTTGAGTTAGAATTTGACGAAGTAGAAGTAGATAGACCGGCAAAAACGCCGGAATATCAGGCAGAGCAACTAGCAAAAGAAGCAACCGAGGCTACAAAAGAGTAGCGTTGATTGGCGCTTTGTTAGTAACTATTTTTTAATAGGCAGGATTAAGAGCTTTGGGGTACCAATGGCAAACAATGTAAAAGCTCGTTGGTTAGTGTCGCTTTCAAACGGCGAAACAGCCATAGAGGGTAAAACACCATACGAAGAAATTGTAAAAGAATTATCACCTTGGCAAAGGCTAATTCGTTACGTTGCGTTAAATAAACTTCGCATTACCACTATTCGTATACAAGTTGAAGTAGACAACTTGCCAGTACGAACTTTTAATTTGCCCTCATTATCACCAAAAGCAAAATGGGGAAACCTCAAACCAATATTACCTACCGGATTTAATTATTTCCGTCGTGTTGAACAAACAATGCTTGCCGATTCAGTAGACGAAGAAGGAATACACGGTCTACGGGCAAAAGATCAACACCACTTTATTGAAATTCACGCCTACTACCCGACTTTCACCTTACTTGTTATCGTCGACGAAGACGAAGGGAACGAAAGTTGGTCAATGATAATACCGAAGGCTTGATATAATTAAAAGAAAAGGGGGTGAATTTAATTTATGGACATTAAAGCAAGAATACACGAAGTAAACAAAAATCACGACGGAACACAGCTTGACGTCACCGTTGTATATGAAAATGCGACGGACCAATTAGGTTCGCACATTTTTACAATTCCGGCGTCCGATATTGATAGGTTTACAAAAAACCCGGAGTTAATAAACGAAATGATTGTTAATCTTGGGGTGGAAAAATACATTGACGAACCGGCAAAAGAAGCGGAAAAAGTCAATGAGATTGAAACCAAAAAGAATGTTTTTGAAGACTTAATCGGACAGGAAATTGAAGTCAAGAAGGGTGGTAAATAATGGCCGTTTTAATCGCTAAAGCTAGCGGAAATTTTACAGATTCTACGTCATGGGGCGTTGTTGACGCAACGTCCTATTTAAACGCGGAGAACGGGACGGAATCACTTTTAACAACCGCGTATTCCGGGACCCGTTCTTCGGCATTTACACCGGGGGCAATTGAAATTGACGGAATTGCGGTTAAGCTTTGTGAAAGAATTGGAACTACCGGAACAATAAGTGTTCAGTTAGAGCTTGACGCCGGTGATATAGCAGTTGCCGGAACAGAAGTAACTATAAACGTTGCGGATCTTCCGTCAGCATTAGAAACCGACTTAAACGGTGGTTGGATATTCTTCAAGTTTGCCGCGCCGGTATTACTTCTTGCCGCAACTGCTTATCAGGTAGCGGCTAAAACTTCTTCGGCTACCCAAGTAGATTTATGGTGTGACGGAACGGCCGATAACTTGGCCCGAGCATTAAGAACAACGACCGAAGCCGCGCCGGGTGCCGGTGACGATATGATTATAACCGGTGAAAAAACAGGTGCCGGGGCGGAAACAGCAATAACAATCACAATGAACGAAACGGCAACAACCGATTACGGGGCCGCTTCAACTTCATTAGTTACCCCGGCAATGGCTATTTGTGACGGTGGAATATTACGATACGGGACTACCGCGGCTACAAATTATTATCTTAAATTATCCGGGCATTGTATTGTTTATAGCGGTGGACAACTCGATATTGGAACTACCGGGACACCTATTCCAAGAGATTCAACCGCGGTCCTTGAATTTGACCCGGCGGCCGACGGGGATATGGGATTGACTATAAGGAATTTGGGGACTTTGAATTCACAGGGGTTGTCTAGAACTTCCGGAAAAAACATTATTGTTTGCAAATTGAACACGGACGAAGCGGCGAATTCAACGTCACTCGGAGTTGATACCGACACCGGTTGGCTTGATAACGACGAAATTGCCGTTGCGTCAACAACTAGGACGGCTTCACAAACAGAAGCGGGAACATTGAATGGTAACGCAAATGCGTCAGATATGACCGTTGACGGGTTCGGTGGTGCGGGTGGCGGATTGGCAAACGCACATTCGGGAACTTCACCTACACAAGCGGAAGTGGTTTTACTTACAAGAAATGTAAAAATCCGATCGGCAACTTCAACAATTATGGCATTTTGTAATTTCAAAGCTACATCAATAGTTGATATTGATTGGACAGAATTTAGATATTTAGGTGAATCGGCGACCGGAAAAAGGGGTCTTGAAATTGAAACAACAACCGGAAGCTTTAATATGCAATATTCCTGTCTTCGTAATACAGAGGATAACGGCGTTTATATGACACCTACAAGCGGAAGCGGGATAACAATTTCAAATAATATTTTTTATGCCCTAGCAAGCGTATCAACTGCCGGAATAAATTTTGTTGACAATAGCCCAACAATCACTTTCACTAACAATTATATGATAGGCGGCGGTACGGGTGCCGTAAGTTCCGTGGTTTTTGGGGTTACTTCAACTAGCGCCGGTGATTATCCCTCGATATTTACAGGAAACACTATCGCGGGGTGGGCAGGTAGTGGACCCGCTTTAGCTATTGGTAACGGCTCAACCGGTCCGGTCATTCTTACTGGTACATTTTCGGATAACATTATTCATTCTTGCGCCGGTATTGGTTTAGCTTGGGAAACAAACACTTCCTCATTTTTTTATGTAAATCGTTCAACTGAAGAACTTTTGACCAATACTACTATATGGCGTACTAATTCGAATGGTATTTCCTTACCCGCGATAACTCTTGGTCCTCAACTTTCATGGGGAAAACTTACATTTGACGGATTGATAATATTTGGTTGCAATACAAGTTCAATAGTAATTCCTAGGGGTAGTGATTCTTCTTCACCCGGGAATAACGTTTTGTCTAACTTAATATTTGACGGACTTGTTTCGAATGGTGATTCTACTTTTTCTACGACAAACGGGATAGAGTTTGCCAATAAAGCTTCAAACAATTCTATTGATATATTACATAACTGGGTTTTTAGAAGTTGTGATTTTAGTACAGCAGGTGGAATAAAAACGGCACATACAGTTGATATAGAAATTTCCGAAACAAGCGCAAACTTCTTTTATATATCATGGTATCTTGATAATTGTAAGCTTGGTGCGGCGACAGAATTTGCTTCGGGGGATCAAGCGAACTTACTGATTGGGTCTTTTATTAAATCAACTAATCACGATCAAACGTCCGGGAATCACAAATCTTGGTTCAAGTACGGGACTATCACTAGCGATAGCACACATTATAACACCGCGACACCTTCGGAACGATTAACGCCGATTGATGCTTCAAATAAACTTGTTTCAGGAAGTAAAAAGGTTGCTATAGCAAGCGGACAAGCGGCAACGATCCACGTTTACGTCCGGGAATCAGAAGCCGGGGACGGCGCGGCATATAACGGCGCAAGGGCGCGCCTTATGGTTAAAAGGAATGACGCGCTTGGGATTACTTCCGATACTTTGATTGATACAGCAACGGCCGCTTCGGACGGTGCCTTCGAAGAATTAACCGGGGCAAGTGCGGCAGTAAGCGCCGACGGAGTATTAGAATTTTATGTTGAAGTCGACGGGACGACCGGTTGGGTAAACGTCGACGATTGGTCGGTAACAGTCGCTTAATATAATATGATATGGCAAATGAACAAAAGTATTGGATTGACGGACTTCCTTTCGAGGGCATAGAAACCGCTAATGATAGCGGCACTCAAAAATATTGGTCCGACGGACTTCCGAACGAATCAATCTTCCCGCCTTCCGGAACAGTCACAAGTAGCAGTCGTCCGGCAAGGACGATCGGAAAAGACACAGCAACAAGTTCTAGAAATGCCCGATCTATTGGTAAAATCACAACTTCCGATAGTAGACCGGCAAGGACCAAGGGAAAAGCTACGGACATTTCTTCACGTCCGGCAAGATCAATAGGTAAGGCAACGGATATTAGCAGTCGTCCGGCGCGTACCATTGGAAAAATAACAACTAATGATTCCCGCCCGGCTAGAACGAAGGGTAAGGATAGCGCGACGTCTTCAAGACCGGCCCGAACAAAAGGTAAGGCAACGGATATTTCGTCAAGGAACGCCAGAATAAAAGGAAAAGATACCGGGATTTCTTCAAGAAATGCAAGAACTATCGGTAAATTAACGGACATTTCTTCACGTCCGGCAAGGACGATCGGAAAAGACACAGCAACAAGTTCTAGAAATGCCCGCACGAAGGGTGTACAAACGTTAACGTCAAGCCGTGGCGCAAGGATCATAGGAACGCAAGGTGTGACCGTTTCGTCGTCTAGAGGGGCGCGCATGATTGGTAAAAATTGGAATGTGGATAACTCACCGGATTGGTACGATCCGGACCCACAACCATTCCAACAAGACAATAACGGTAATTGGTACGAAAAATATTAAATGATATAATTAGAATATGCCAGTATCTAGCACAACGCCAACGTCAAGAAGAAGCTATTTAAGTCAAAGCGAACTTGCACAATTCGCTAATATCACCATTACCGACGCAACCGAGGCCGACGACCAAATTTCACAGGCCGAAGAAATGATAGACCAATACGTAGGCGCACAACAAAGATTTTATCCCTATACACTAAATGGTAAAGCCGTTTCAGGTGGCGCAAGCACTATTACGCTATCCACACTTCACCAGAACACAATGCAGGTTGATTACCTTAAATGGTGCGAAATTGAGATTATAGGCGGTACCGGTGCAGGACAAAGAAGAAAAATTACCGGTCAAACATACGCCGGAGTAATTACAGTTGACAGCGCTTGGAGTACAGCACCAGACAGCACTAGCGTATATAAAATCTACCAGCTTGGGAAATTTCCGAGGCCAAAAGACGTATTCTTTGACGGCGATACTACACCAAATCAATACTATAAATCTATACCGGAAGCGGTTAAACGTGCAGTTGCGGCACAAGTTGAGTTCATTATTGAAATGGGTAGCCGGTTCTTTTCAAGCGACCAAATAGAGAAGCAAAGCGAAAGCATAGGCGACTATTCATATACAAACGCCGCTAATTATCAAGGCGTAAGCCGATTGATAGCGCCGAAAGCTAAAATGCTTCTTCGGGGTATAAGAAATATTACCGGCGAAATTGTATTATGAGTTTAGCAAGTCTTTTTAATCAAACAGTTACTATATACAACACGGCCAGCAAAAACCGCTACGGCAAAGAACAAGTCGGAAGTGGAACCACAGCTAAAGGCCGTGTACAAGTTGTTTCAAAGCCAAGATTACATTTTTCCTCAGACGGAAGCGACGCAACCCAATATGTTATTGCGGCAATTATTTATTTAAAATCAGACGTAACAGTAAACGAGGGTGATAAAATCACTTTTAACGGTGTTTCTTACCGCGTACATGGCAAAAGCCTACCGACAGACGGATTAGGACAAACGCACCATATTAAATTAGAATGTACGAAATGGAATATATAAACTATGGCAAATGTAAAATGGGACGCAAGCAGTTTTATAAAAGGGGTAGAAAGCCTTATTAAAAGAGTTGAGGCGGGCAGTCGTGGTGCAAAAAACATGGTAGCAGACGAGGTATTAAGGCTAAGTCAATTTGAAGTGCCGCATGATACCGGACTACTTCAAAATAGCGGCCATGTAGAACCAAACGGCGACGACTATATTGTAGGGTATAATAAAGTATACGCCGCGAGGCTACACGAACACCCAGAGTATCATTTTCAGAAGGGTAGAAAAGGTAAATACTTGGAAGACCCAATAAAAATGAATGAAAAGCTATTTTTGCAAAAATACGGCGTAGGGGTGCAAATGCACTTAAAGTAGTATGAGTATAATAATTGACGACATTGCGGATTATTTAGAAGACCAAAGCGTAGGCACGGTTGGAACTAATATTTTTGTTGGACAACAGCCAGATAGCCCCGCTAATTGCGTAACTATAATTGATACCGGCGGACTTAGGCCGGATATTGACTTGCCGACAAAAAAGCCTACATTTCAAGTATTAGTAAGAAATACAGACTATGCTACCGGTGCCGCAAAGCTAACAAGTGTCAGAAATGCACTACACAATAGATATAATGAAACCCTTGTAGAAAATGGGAACTATTTTTATTCCATAAATGCTATTACCGAGGGCGGCCACATTGGTAAAGACGATATAGGAAACGACGAGTTTTCAATGAATTTTGAAGCTTGGGTAAGATAATATGATTACTATAAATAAAAAGGAATATCGCGAGTTGCGTTGTAAAGCTTGCCGCAAATTTTTTATCTATGAATATATATTTGCCGGTCGTATGGCTATTCAATGCCCACGGTGCGGCGAACTTAACGAATTTGAATTTAAGCATTTGAATACCAGTGAAAATAAAGCTACAATTAAAAAAGAATTTAGCTTGAAAGGGGGTGAATAAAATACTATGGCGGATATAACAAACGTAAAAGTTGGTGTATGTTCAGTAACGTATAACAACGTTGACTTAGGACATACAAAAGGTGGCGTTGAAGTTAGCTACGAACCAGTTTATAAAGACGTAATGGTAGACGCATACGGCGAAACCGTTGTTGAAAAAGTCTTAATTGGTGAAAAACTAACAGCTAAAGTCGCGCTTGCCGAAGCTACAATTGCAAACGGTCGTGTTGCTATTCCACAGGCAACTTTTGCCGGTGCGGCAAATAGACGTATAACAATTGGCGCTAAAGCAGGTAAATTAGCGAAAGAAGACAGCGCACAGCTTGTACTACACCCAGTAGGCGAAGGAACTAGGGCTTTTGATATTGTTTTCCATAAAGCTTACGTTGGTTCAACGGTGGTTCTTCCACACAGAAACGACGAAGAAAAGGTTATTGAAGTAACTTTTGAAGCTTTACTAGACGAAACAAAGACAGACGGCAACTACCTTGGCTTGTTTGGCGACAGTACAGCATAACCAACTTAAAACGGCAAACGTGGTACTTTGTTACCCCGCCTTTTAAGTTATGAAACAAATTGAAGTTAAAATTGAAAATCGTACATTGGTTGTCAAAAAACTACCTCTTGGACGCTACGCCGAATTGCTAAAGGCATTACAAAATTTGCCAAAGCATATAAACGGTTTAGACGGACTTTCAAACGACCAAATAATACCTAAAATTCCTACTATATTAGCCGAAAGCTTACCCGACGTAATAGCTTTGTTTACCATTGCAACGGACTTGAAAAAAGAAGAAGTTGAAGAAATGGGACTTGACGAAGCAACGGACGTTTTCTTAGCAATTATTGAGGTAAACAATTACCAAGCAGTATTTGAAAAGATAAAAAAAACGTTCGGCTCACTAACGGCGAGCAAGCAGGCGACGAAATTGACTGGTATTGGTGGGCAGTAGACTTACTAGCTTCGTCCTATGGGTGGGCTAAAAAGGATATTGACGAAAACTTGTACTTTGACGAGTTGTACGAATTGGTGCAACAAATAAATAAGCGCAAGTTAAGCGATTGGCGAATGGAACTAGCAATAGTTCAAAATCCACACGCCAAAAATCCTAAAGAGCTTTGGGACGCTTTAAATGCGTATGACCGAACAAATAACCCAGAAAATGACACTTTGGACAAAGCAGGGTTCTTATTATTAAAAGATAAGCTACGCGGAAACCCACGAATAATGATAAAATAGAAGTATGGCATTTGACGTAGGAAGTGTTGTCGCACATGTTAAAGCAGACTTAACCGACTTCAATAATGGAATGAACCAAGCGAAGTCGCAAGTCAACGGTTTTTCTTCCCATTTGGGTAATATGGGTTCGGCTATTGCCGACTTTGGGAAGCAAGCCGCAGTTTTTGCCGGTGTAGTAGGCGCAGGGCTTACGGTAGCCGGTAAAATGGCTATAGACTATGCCGGAAAATACGAACAGTATCAAATAGCATTTACAACCCTCTTAAAAGACGAAAAAAAGGCCGCAGAAGCAATACAGCAAATACAAAAAGACGCGGCATTAACCCCATTTGAAATGGCACCGCTTGTTGCCGGAAACCAACGACTAATTTCGGCAGGCGTAAACGCCAAGCAAGCCCGCGTAGATATTATCAATTTGGGTAATGCTATTTCGGCCACAGGTGGTGGAAACGCAGAATTGGAACGTTTAAGTACGAATTTACAGCAAATTAAAGCAGTTGGAAAAGCAAGCGCACTTGATATAAAACAATTTGCTTTTGCCGGAATTAACGTATACGACATGCTTGCAAAGTCTATGGGTAAGTCGGTGGCACAAATAAAAGATATGGACATTTCCTACGAAGACTTGACCAAGGCTTTTGCGGACGCAAGCGCCAAAGGGGGTATGTTTGAGGGCGCAATGGAAAAGCAAAGCCGCACTTTGAATGGTTTATTTTCAACGCTTAAAGATACCGTAAATATCGCATTAAAAGACATTTTGGTAAATTCCGGTGCATTTGAACTTATGAAACGCGGAGTTGAAGCGCTTATACCTTTTCTTCAAAATGGCGCCACAGTAATTGCCGCGTTCTTCACAGAACTTGGAAAAGGCCACGAAAGTAGCAACCAATTAGTTAAAATAATAATGATATTTGTTGACGCTTTCCAAGTGTTAGGTGCATGGATAGCAGAAAATCAAGAATTGGTTATTACATTCTTGAAGGGTTTAGCAATCGCACTTGGCGCACTATTGGTAATTGGAACTATAACCGCGCTTATTGCGGCTTTAACTAACCCACTTGTTTTAGTAGCACTTCTTATTGCCGCACTTTATACAGCTTGGCAAACGAACTTTTTAGGCATAAAAGATATAACAACGGCAGTTTTCAACGTAATTATGGACGTAATAAACAATTACGTTATGCCGGTAATTGACGCATTTAGACAATTTATTACGGAAAATTGGACAACAATACAAACTATTACGCAAGCGGTTTGGGATATGATTTCAGGCTATTTCAAGCTTTGGTGGGCTATTGTTTCCGGCATATTCAAAGTCGCTTTGGCACTTCTTAAAGGTGATTGGGGCGCCGCTTGGGAAGCAGTAAAAGAAATGGTAAACAATGCTTGGGAAGCAATCAAGCAAATATTTAACGGCGCACTTAACTTTATAAAAGGTTGGGGCGGTTGGTTACTTGACGAACTTACAAGGCCATTTAGGGACGCTTGGAACCGCATACAAGAATACGTCAATAAGATTAAAGACGCGCTTGACTTCACAAAACGCCATTCACCAAGCGTAGTGGATATTGTCAAAATGGGCGTAAAGCAAGTAAATAGAGCTATGGAAGGCTTAGAATGGTCAACGGGTATTACGCCACATATCGCAACGACAATGGCCGGTGCAAGTGCCGGTAATACAAGCGTAAATCATATAAACGTTGACTTATCAGGCGCCATAATTTCAGACGAAGCAGGGGCAATGCGAATTGGCGAAAAGATAGGTGATAGCATTATTAGTAAACTTAAATTAAATGTTAGGTTCTAACTTATGGCATACAATATTTCAATCGCAGACATTGACAGAACAACCGACGTTCTAGCAAGTACCCTTCTTGTTGAAGACGCAATTACAGACAAAACCAATACTTGTCAATTTGCGTTACTTGACCGTTCAGGCAATGGAATACCCCAAACAGACGACGAAATTATTATTACAATGCCCGACGATACCATTTTGTTTAGTGGATATGTAGTCAAAGTTGATATTGTAAAAATGGAAGCGGGCGCACCCTTGGCAACTATTTCGTGCATTGACCAAGTATGGTTACTTGACCGTAATTTAGTGCATAGAACCTACCAAGACATGACCGACAAAGAAATTATTGAAGACATAGTAACCCGATATTGCGCGGGCTTTGGAATAACCACCGTAAACGTAGAAGAAGGCGTAACCATTGACCAAATAGCATTTAATTACATTCAACCAAGTCAAGCAATTAGACAACTTGCCGAGCTTTCCGGCCGAAACTGGTATATAGATTACGAAAAAGATATACATTATTTCCCACTTTTAACAGATACGGCGCCTTATGATATTGATAGCTCAAACACCGAATATATCAATTTAAAGATTTCAAAAGATAATTCACAGCTTAAAAACCGCGTTTATGTAAGAGGCGGTACGCAACTTTCAGACTTTACAACATACGAAGAATACGGCGACGGAATTAAAACAAAGTTCGTTATACCAGATAAACCCCACGACGTAACAATTGAGGTTGACCGTGGCGGTGGTTATGTTGAAGAAACCGTAGGAATTAAAAATATTGACACTTCCGGTTTTGATTGGTACTTAAATTTCCAAGAAAAATACATTGAACAGGATAGCGGGGGCGCAGTTCTAGGCGCCACGGATAGCGTAAAAGTAACTTATAAATATGATATTCCTATTTTGGTGGCAGTAGAGGACACAATGAGTATTATAGAAAATGGCGTAAAAGAATTTGCAATATTTGATAAAGCTATTAGAACGACACAGGCCGCAAGAGATAGGGCAGGCGCAGAACTTATTGACTATGCAAACGATTTAATTGAAGGCACATTTGATACTTATACCGACGGTTTTAAGTCAGGACAGTATATACATATCAATTTGACCGATTATAGCGTAGACGACGACTATATAGTGCAAAAGGTGGTTGCGAAGTCGCTAGGTGGCGGAAAATACATTTATAGCGTTTCAATCGCAAGCGCAAAAACTATCGGTATAATTAAATTTTTGATAGAATTATTAGAGGCCAACAAAAACTTAATTGAATTGGACGACGACGAGGTAGTAGACGAACTTTTTGAACTTACAGACCAATTATTAAGCGATAGTTTGACCGATAATTTGACAATTGATAGTGCCGGTGCATATCGTACATGGTGCATAGATAGCTTAGAAGCGACAACAACCCGTGCTATTTGGAACTTATTTGAATGGGGGTAAACTATGAAGACTAAATTTAACGACGAATTAGTAAAAGTAAAAGGCGAAATAGTTTTAGAATTTCGCAATATAAAAACGGGTAAAGTTAGACGCTACGTTTACCGCAATATGTTTGTTACCTACGGTAAAAATGCTATTGCACAGCGTTTTGCGGGCAATGACGTAGGGGAAATTACCCATTGTGCGTTAGGAACTGGAACCACAGCACCCGCGCTTGGTGATACAGCTTTAGAAACAGAGATTGCAAGAAAAGAAATAAGCGTACGTTCATATCTAAATAATGTTTTTACCGGTCAAACATATTTTACTACACAGGAAGCAAACGGAACTTTACGCGAGGCCGGTTTATTTGGTGTAGGTGTAGGCCGCGTTGCTTCTTTAGTATCAGGTAGCGGACAGTTATTTGCAAGGGCGGCTATGAACCGCGTTAAGACGTCAAACGACACCTTGACGCTTTCATGGACGATTACAATAGGGTAAAATATAAGTATGGGAATGAATAGCGCAGACGTTACAGCAGGCACAAACGCTTTAGCGTCGCATTACAACAATTTAAGAAAAGACGTAAGAAACGCCATTAAAGACCCACAAACTGATAATTCGGGGGCTTTTGACTTATCAACAGGCGCAATTCAGGTCAGAACCCTTGACGGTTCAAATGGTACACTTTCATTTACTAACCCCACAGCCGGACAGACTTTTATAGTTATTCTTAAACAAGACGGTGGCGGTGGCCGTACGGTAACTTGGCCTACTATTAAATGGGTAAATGCTACTACACCTACACTTACAAGCACAGCAAGCCGCGCCGACATTTTTGCATTTTTCTACGACGGAACCGACTATTACGGTTCAATCGTCGGGCAAAACTTCGGTTAAATTATGGGTAGACAATTCAGAAATGACGATACTAGCATGTGGGCGGAACGTTACGGAAATGGTAGCGACGGCGCATTGACGATTTCGGCCGACACAACAGACAGCACCCCAAACACTAATTGTAGTGGTTCTTCCGGTACAACAGCATTAACAGCTTCAAGCGGTACGGGATTTTCGGCAGGCGATTTAGTTTTAATCCACCAGTCAGACAATACCGGCAATGTAGGAAATTGGGAACTTAACAAAATTTCGTCAGTTGGTGGCGGCACCAATTGGACAATGGCATACAATCTACAATTGACTTACGGAACCCACGCACAAGTTTATAAATTAAAGCAATATAACCAAGTAACTATTGACACCACAAAGACTTATACGGCCATTGACTTTGACGTAACAGGAACTAGAGGCGGAATTTTAGCTATTCTTTGCAACGGAAAAGTAACAATAAATGGAACTATGAACGCGCAGGGCAAAGGCTATAGGGGCGCGGCCTCAGTTAGAAACGCAGACGGAAAACAAGGCGAAGGCTATAACGCCGACGGTGGCACTACTTCAATCAATGCTAACACGGTCGGGGGCGGCGGTGGTTGGGCAGGCGATAACCACGGCGGGTTTGGTGGCGGTGGTGGCGCAGGGGGCGGCCATGCAACCGTCGGTTCGGGGGGCGGTTCAGGTGGTACGGCCGGTTCGGGGGGTAATGCTAGTACGGCCGGTATTGATAATGCGGCACTTTCAATAGCACATTTCGGGGGCGGCGGCGGTTCGGGGGGCGAGCAATACGACCAAGGCCAAGCCGGTTCGGGGGGCGACGGTGGCGGTGGAATTATTGTAATTGCGCCAATAATTGAACTTGTAGGCACGATAAATGCAAATGGAAATAACGGCGGCAATTCTACTTTTGGTATTTCAGACGGTGGCGGTGGTGGCGGCGGCGCCGGTGGGTTTGTCTTATTAAAAGGCGCATACGTTGACGTTGGCACAAATCTAATTACCGTTGCCGGTGGTTCGGGTGGAACTCATACAGGTTCGGGGGGCGACGGTGGTTCAGGTGCGGTCGGACGAATACACGTTGACTATGGTTCAGTATTAAAAGGTTCGGCAACAGTTACCATTGACGAACGCTTAGACCCCATTTTAGCAAGCGGCGGCGGTGGTATTTTACTTACTATGTAAAATATTGGTAAAATATACACATGGCAAATATAGACGCAAAAATTTTATCGGCAACTAGAAATAAAGATACTTCAATAATTGTCGTTGAATTTAACGACGGCCAAGCTACTTGGCAAAAAACATATAAGCAATCACAAACAAAAATAAAAGCGGACGACTTCAAAAAACAACTTGAAAGTGATTTAAAAAAAGACTTAAAAAAGCAATCACAATTAGAAGAAATTGAACCACTTATAGGAAAAAAATTTACAATCAAAGTATAAAAATGATAAAATCATAATATGAAAATCAATCTACCTAAGACATTTTCACAAAACGACAGTCGTTGGAAAAATAGCCCACTAGGCACAAGGGGGACTATTGGCGCTTTTGGTTGTCTTATGACCGACGCCACAATGGCGCTTAATTACTTCAAGGGACTTGACGAAACACCACTTACAGTAAATCAAAGAATGACCCAAAACGGGGGTTTTGTAAACTCTAAAGGACAGCCAACACCTAACGCGCCAGACGCAAACCTTTTTGTTTGGGGTGTATTTGCTTCTTTATACGGTCTTAAATATTCCGGCCAGTTTTCAAATACAAAGCCGCTTACCACCGAACAAATGAACCAAATTAAAAGCCAGATTGACAAGGGCTACCCCGTATTACTTCAAATTGATACCATACCGGCAACGTCAGGACTTGACGAACATTGGATTTTAGCAATTGACTACGACGGCGACGACTTCATTGTGCAAGACCCTTGGGACGGTGTAACAAAGCGTATTACTTCTTGGGGCGTACAACCACAAAAACTTATTTATGCTTGGTGTTGGTACGAAGGCAAAGTACCAAGTCAATCACAGAATGATAACAACGAACAAATTACAATTTCAGTAAAGGAACGTGATTGGTTAGTTGGTCGCGCTTCGGTAATTAAAGAACTTGCCACATTTCTTGGTTTTGAAGACCCCGACAATACCCCTCTTGATAAATTCAAGACCTACTTAGCAGGCAAGCAAAGTTATATAACTAGCCTTGAAAATGACAAGAAAAATTTATTATCGGACATTGCAAAGGCCAACACCGAAGTAGAGAACCAAAAGGACAAAGTAGCAAACGTAAAGGCCGAGTGCCAAAGACAGCTTGACGTGCAAAAAGCCCAGATTGACAAGCTAAACAAAGACCTAAATAATGCCGAAAACTTGGCGGGGACACTTAGGGGTACGATTTCAACATTAGAGGGTAGCTTACGGGATAAGCAAAAGGAGGTTGGGCAACTCCAAATTCGTATTAGTGAATTGGAAAGCCAGCTTGCAAATGGAAAAAAGCAAGTTGA